CAGAATTTAATCCTGCTATATCAAAAAAACCACGCCATACTGCATAGTTAATACCTATGTCATTGACGACAATCTCCCAATTCCCACCTTGATATTGAATAGACCAATCAATGGCACCCTCTAAAGGAAAGGCTGAAAAGAATGGAATCTGCTTTCGTAACAAACGTTGACCTTCAATCTTGCTCATCACTTTTTCCTCCTAGTCATCTTGTGGGCTTTCTTTGCTAGTCCTGCAAAAGATGTGCGGGGGTGTTTCTTCTTGAGTTTAGCATAATTCCTGGCGTATGCCTTGTTGTAGGCTGAAGGTGCTCGCTTTTTCTTGGCTGGTTCATAGGCTTTTCTAGCTGTCTTTCGCTCTTCTCCCCTGGTAGTGCCATGAGAACCTAGAGAGTTTCCGCATTCATGACAGTACTTAGCCAGGCTAAACACCTCAGTTGTCGGCTGCAGTAGATTGGATCGCGACTGCCATCCAGTCTTTGGTCGATAGTTTGACTACTCTGCATCGAATTCTTGCGGTACATGATACACCAACCGCGTCGGTTACAGAACCATCATTACCAGCTGTAAGGTATAGTTGATCATTGACTACAATGAACATATCACTTAAGCCACTTGGACCGAAGTTATCAGGGTAAATGTCAGCAACATGAGTTACAACATTGTTAGGAGCATCGATAGTCAATGCGCCTGAAGCTACCAGGCTTTGATTATCTCCACGTACAAATGCACCACCCGGATTAAGGTCAGTTAGTTGAGTTCCAATAGTACCATAGTTAGTTATTGGGATAAATTGTTGAGGGTTGTAATCATTAAGCACAGAACCTTGGTAAATAAAATCTACCTGATCAATTGCTATTGCCTGGCCTGTCGGTACATTCACGTAAGCTGAGAGATCTAATGTCCCGGTCACCCTAGTTCCATCTGCTGACGCGTTTGGTAGTACTACTGTTTCAGTTAGGTAGAAACTACCTGTCTTTGCTGTTGCCATGGCATTTCCGGTATCCGGGGTAGTTAATGAGCATATCGCCGTTATCCGTCCTTATCTTTGCGAGTGTAACGAGCCCATCACCTTCAAGCGTGCCTAGCCCATCCCTCGGGCTAGGGGGCAACGCCCGACCGCGCTTAGCCGGAAAAGGGGGTTTCCCTATCAAGTAGTATGTTTGGATTGCTTCAAAAAAACAAAACAATTAATAGTAATCATAGGGTCGGCAGTAATATGACCCGCCGAAATAGACGAACACAATGCGAGAACCGCTCTACGATAACCGTTTCACTACCTCAGCAGTGCATCATAGCCTTGGATCGATACACTACACAGATAGGAAACAACCGTTCCCTGGCGCTTGAATACATCATCATAGACTGGCAACGAATTATGCAAGACCAAAAGGAGGCTAGACAATGATTTGTGAAGAAGATTTTGAATGCTTTTTTTGTCAATGTGTGACTTTTGTAGGTGAAGAGTTTGAAACTATTACAGACCACATCAATTTGAGGACTGAAATGATTTGTATAATGTGTGCTATATGCTCGGAGGTGATTCGGTATGATGAAGTTTGAAGGTTGGAGGACATGCGAGTTACAATTAGTGGCTACGTTAATCGCAGGGAGAGAGATGGAGTTTCAAATCCACCTTGAATTAGGTGAAGATGCATTATATGAACAATTAATCAGAGAGATTAGAAACCGTAGAATTGACCAGGAGTTGTTCCAAATGAAACTTGAAGGCATCGAAGAGGAATAACCTGGTTAACCTGGTTATCCTAGAAGGCCCAAGTAATCCATGAGCCCCGGTGCTTGCAATCCTATCAGTAGATAGAGAAGCCTCTCAAGTCTAGCTACTCTTTGCTCGATGGTAACTTCTCCAGCCATCACCAGTTCCTCCACTGGCTACCAATATAGAGAATATCTCCCGGAATATTAAGAACGGGAATATCTGATTCATACCACTTACTACGTTCTCGTGAATCTATTTCACCCTCTGTTAATCCGAAGGTGTAAAATTCAGTAAGTTGTGATGTAGTCCCTTTCTTTACTACTCCTGCTTCTTCTAATACTGCAGAGCCTATGATAGCAGATGTAGAACCTAAAACATAACCTGCAGTAATTTGGGCAGTAAGTGCTGCAGTAGATGTAGTCGAAGCCGCTCTACCTAGTGTTATAACATCCCCAACCATTGCGGCACCAGCACGCCAAACTAAACCCCCAATAGGTCTAGCAATGGGGAGGGCAATTCTTGAGGCCTTCACTGGATGGCGTATAGTTTGAGTCACGGCCCCAGTGATTAGAGCACTACCAATAGTAGATACTGGGTCTCCTTTAGTTGCTGCAGCAGTAATTCCAGCAACTCCCGCGATCGCGGCGACAGTCAACCACATATCCTCACCTTGATTCGTTCTCTACATAAGACCGGCGAAGTCTTTCAATGTAGACTAATTCCTTTTCAGTTACCAGGGTAGCAGGGACAACAATATTTTGAGCGGGTACAACTATAGCTTCCATTGGATACGTGGCGAGACCAGTAAGCATTACTATTCTAGTAATATGAATTCTATCCCCTGCAGTTGCTTCTCCCGCTCCCCAAAGTTGCTCATAGGTTTGATTAAACCCAGCTGTTATGGTGGTGGAAAAATCGAGGTGTCTATATCTCCCTGCAAAAACCTCTTCAAGATTATAATTCGAGCCTGCAAACCCTGGAGCAAACCAAGTTCCAGCGGCGGCCCCTGGGCCATGTCGGTCAAGCGCAGAATCAATAATGTAATCTTTCGAAACTATGTCCCATGTTTTTATTCTAGCCCTATCGAAACTTGTAACCGGCCCCATTATCCATTCATCGGGCTCCTGCCACCCTACACCGGAAACAAATGTAGTTAGTTGGTCAGAATTTAATCCTGCTATATCAAAAAAACCACGCCATACTGCATAGTTAATACCTATGTCATTGACGACAATCTCCCAATTCCCACCTTG